ATCCGGTCCGAAATGCGGGGTTTACTGGGGAGCATCGTTAGCCTCGGATGGTGGAGTGTATGGTATGCGAGAGGATTAGTGCGAGAGGGATTCCCAACAGAACGCCCGAGCGTAGGCAAGGCAAGCGTCCGCCAATCCCGCAGGATCCTCCCCGAGATACTCGGTCCAGGGCTTGAACCAATCCTGAACTTCCAACCATGCCCGGTCGGGCTCCCCGTGGTTCCCCAGGGTTCCCCGGATCCGGACCGCGGGGCCCCCCGTGGCAATAAGGATGGCAAACTCGGACGGCGTGAAGGACTCACCGAGCGCAACCCAATCGGACCTAACTTCGATTGATAGCGCGTCCTCCTGAATAGCCTCACGCGCCGCGTCCTCACGGTCATACCAACCGCGGCTCCGCTTGTCGGCGTTCAAGTGTTCTAGCGCCGCATCCACTTGGTCGGGAATCCCGGTAAATGCGTCGGAATCGTTCCCGGTTGCGTCGGACCATGCTTCGGCAAGCTCGTCGCGGTCCGTGTTCTTCACGGTGTACGGCGCGGACAAAGCCGACGCCATGCGGACTATTTCCGCCGCATGAGGCTTCCCAATCAACGCCGCCCAATCACTCGCTTCAGTTTCCATCGGTTTCCTACTTTCGGGAATTGACGCGCCATCCGGGGACCTACCCCGGCCTAGCGTCCGGATCCCTCAGGTTTCCCCGAGGGACCGCGGCGCAGGGCCGGAGACGGTTAGACGCAGCTCCACAATTCCACTAGGTACCCATCCTTCCCCGAGGATCCGAAGGATGCCCGGGAACGTGAGTAGCACGTAGCGTTTCCGTGGTCATTCACAAGCAGCACGGCACCAACGTAGGACCACGGAATGTCGGATAGGTCCGAGACGCGAAGGATGCCCCCGGTGTAGCCCTCGGAATATCGCTCGGCATCCTTCCGGTACTCCTCAACCGTGATCGCGTCGTATTCGATGGAATCCCAGGACGGCCAGTAGCCGTAGTCCGATCCGTCCCCCGCATGCGTTCCGAAGTAGACGTAGGCCGGCGCTAGCTCGTTCAAGGCGTCCACAAGCTGCCGGATATCGTCGGCAGCATCGTCGGATTCAAGGTAGGCGCGAGTCTCCGGAGACTCGGCATCGGACCACGTATAGCCGTAGTTCGGTGCCGGTCCCTCGGGCACGTTGACATGAGAGGGGAACACGGCACTACGGCAAGCTGCCGAGACGGCATCGGATCCCCCGAGGGTTCCGAGGGTATCCAGGAACGTCGGTATCAGATCCTCGGCGCGAAGCGTTCCATGCGAAACGGATCCGATGCGAGGGGTGCGCGGTGCGCTATGCATGTTCGACCTACTCTCCTACTGGGGTTACGCCGGATCCCGAATTACGCTCGGGGTCCGATGCGACCATGATAGCATATGGTTCGGCATATGCAACGAACGAGCATGAGGATTCCGGCGAAGTTTCGGCGTGAGTTCGCAGAAACGCGAGGCCAATTCCGGACGATTATTCCGGAACTAGCCCCGCGTTAGACCGCCGAGTACCCGAGTCACCCCGACGTAGCCCCCCTACCCCCGTCGGATACCGTATCCGTTGCGCCCAGGGGTACGTCTAGGCGTTCCCCGCTGCCCGTGCCATGCGGCCGTGCCCGGGTGCCCGATGGTACCCCCCGGGATGCCGGTTATCGGCACCCCCACCGGGGGGAAACGCCTCGGGCCGCCCTGCGTTAGCCCTCTCGCATTTTTGCGCCAAACCTTCAGGTCTTCCGCCAGCCCAGACGCCAGAGCACCTTGGCTATGGCTGCCCCGGTATCCCCGATGGCAGCTTCCTCGAGGTCCGGGTACGCCGCATGGAGGACCTCATGGACCACCGTGTCCAGCTCATCTGCCTCAGATTGCCCGAGGGCAACCCTGATGACCCTCTGGGCATAGTCGCATTGCCCCAGGTCATCCCCGAGGTTGGGCACGAACCGGAGCCTCCAGCGTTGCCCCCGGACGGTCACGATCCTGTCTCCTCGGGTTCCCATGGGTATCCATAGGACACCGAGCAGGGTCTCCGTCCTGCTCCCCCCTTGGACCGAATCCACCACACTTGTCCACAAGTGTAGCCATATCCACCCATATTCCCTCATAAACCCATGTACCTCATGGGGTTACGTCATCCGGTACCCCCCTTAGACCCCCCTCACCCTATGATCCTTGTATCTCTTAGGGTGACCCTAGGATATCTCTGGGATATCTCAGGTTTACCTTAGGATTCCTTGGGTTCTATGAGTCAATACCTGGGGAGATGATCCGGTGGATGATGCCCATGAGGATTCACCCCATGACGTCTGTCCAGGTCTACCCGAGTACCTATCACGAACAGGAGGATGGCAGCGATTGGATCCTGTCCTTTCGCTGTCAGGGCCTCCGCGGAGGGATGGCACCTGATCTCTTTCCCGGATCAGGGCAGGGTCACCCGGCTCCCGTTGTTCGGGAGCTCGGGCAAGACGGAAACATGATGTGTTTCCATAGGTGACACCGGCAGGGGTGTCCTTGGGTTGGTTGAGGGTGGTCTGGGGTGGGGAGGCAGGGATGGTGTTTCCCGGGGCGTGGAGGGGGTCAGGAGGCGTTTGGGGGGCTTGTGGCTACCTGAGTACCACCTTGGGGTTCGGACTTGTCCTGGGGCATTGTAGGGCATTCCAGACGGTCAGGTATCCGGGATGGTCAGGCGAAGACCCGGTATGGGATGGTCGGAGGGGGGTCAACCAGGGGGAGGTAGCTGACCTGCTCCTCGGTCAGTTCAATGGCCACCCGCAGGTTCGCGTGGTACTCGGGGTGCCCCGGCTTGACGATGTTGCCGTCCGCGTCGTACTGCGCCGGAATAGGTCCGATGCGGTCAAGGTAGGCACCCGGGACGGGCATCAGGGCCAGTTCGCCCGTGCCGCCGCCGATGTCGGTTTCGCGGAGGATGCCTGCGGATTCAAGCGCATCGTCCATCTGCGCCTCGGTGGTGGTTCGGAGGAGGTAGTCCATGTCAGGTGGTGAGAGCAATGATTTGCGAATCAGGAAGCGCCACAGGCCAAAACTTGACCCGACGCACGCATGAATTCAGCCAGTCTCGGGTTGCTTCGGTTCCCGTTGTGCTGTTTGCGCCGACACTTAGCATGGTTGGAGTAAGCGTCCCTGTTCCTGCGGTAGTCGTTCCCTGCACACCATTGGCAAAGTTGGTCGCGTCGTTTCCTCCAAACCACTTTCCGGCCTGCTTGCTAACCGATGGAATTGCCGATGCGATGCCGCCCGGAAAGATTGCTCCACCAGTCGGCCACAGCAAGGTTGTCGGGTAATACAACGATCCTACCGAGTAGATGATGAACGAAGAACCAGAGGCGTACCTTGAACCAACCGCGGCGTGATCGTGCCCAATGGTTCCAGACTGACTTCGCGGCTTCTCAAATTCCGTAAACAGCACGCCTTCGGTTGCTCCCGCAAACCACGACGAGAAGTTCGTCCCGGTCATCACGCAGGAATCCGCCAATCTCTGCACCTGACTGGCCCCGGTCGGGATGTACGAGGATGCACCGGAGCCTGTTTCCAGTTGTGCGCCCCAAAGCAGAAACACCGATCCATTGCCCAAATATGCCACTCTTCCGTAGTTCCCGGTCGGCGTGTCGATTGAGGTGAGATCCATCGGCACGGCAAACATAAAGTCGATTGATGCCGCAAGAGTAACCGTGAGCGTGATGCGATACCAACCAGCCGGATATGCCGTTACGGTTGCTGATGCGTTGGTTGCCGTACCGACAACGGCGGCAGGCTGTTGAACCGCTCCGGTGCTGATATTGACCGTGACATATCCGAAGTTGCCAGATGCCGACGAAACGACGAGTCGAATGTACCGCGTGCTACCGCTGCTCAACTTGGCCCACATTGATCCGGTGTAGGTTCCCGCCGCGCTGCTGTAAGACTGGTAGATCGACCGTTGCAGACTGGTGCTTGGCTCTGTAAACGACGAAGCGTTGTTGGTTCCATCCGGAGATGGGCCAGCGGTGTTTGATGTTGCCGCGTATGCCGTTTGCAACGTCCAGTAGGTTGCGTTCGTCAGATCCGCCGAACTACGCGTCAGACTCGTCGCACTTGCCTCCACCAGCAGCCCCCTCGGAGCCAGCGTGGTCGGGTCGTAGTCGAAGCGGGCCTTCGTCGGATCATTCGTCGGGGCCGCCGCCATCGTCGTGACATATCCCTGCGAGTTGATATAGGTCGCAGTCGTTCCCCGCGTGAAGGTCAGGCGCGGGTCGAGGACGCCCGTGGTGAAGTCCAGCGTGAGCGTGGAGCCGTCGCCGTTGGCCGGCAGGAGGCTGAACTTCCTCCGCCGTCGGGCCAGCCCGGTGAAGTGGTTCACCCGGGAGGTGGTGTTCGGGATTGAGTTGGTCGGGCTGTTGGTCATGGGTGAGTCTTTGCCATCCAGTTGAGTCCTTGGTCTCGGGGTCCGCCGAAGGTCCCCTTCCAGGAAGCCTCGAACCTCTCGAGTTCCTTCCTGATCTCCCGGTCCTTGCGTTCCTCGATCATCCGGTCGATGTCCACGGCGACTGCCTTGGACCAGTACCCGACGGCCATGCTGAGGGCGTCGAGTCGGTCATCGTGCCTGAGGCTCCCCCGGTCACGGGTGATCCGGGTGAGCTGGTGGAAGAGCATGTAGGAGAGCTGCTTCTCCGGGGGGAGTCCCTTGGTGGACTCGTAATCGGCCCGGATGACGGCCGGCTGCACCACCAGGCGGTGCTGGTTGATGACGGGCTCGAGGGTGTCGATGATCCGCTTCTCCTTCTGCATGGAGTGGCGGACCTCCTCGGTGGTCACGGGCCACGTCTCGCGGAGGTACGGGGTGAGGAGCTGGGTGAACATCCCGTCCCCGAAGTTCGACTCAACGAGGATGCGGTTGACCTTCTGCTCCCGGGCGACCTGCGCGAGGCGCTTGAGGTTCTCCGGGGTGTATCCGCCCCTGATCCCGCCGGCGGCGGTCAGGTGCATCCAGCCGTTGAGCATCTTGACCACGGCGTATCCGGTCTCGTCTTCGCCTCGTCCAGACGGGTCGATTGCCATGACGCTCCCGGAGTACGGCAGGAACTTCTCCGAGATCGCCTGGGGGCGGTGCCAGCGGTCGCCCCTGAACCCGACCGCGGGGAGGTCCTCCTCGACACGGTCGGAGGTCCCGGCCCAGACGATGCGTTCGGGGCCTTGCTCGGGGTCCCCTCCATAGGCAATGAGGTCGGACAGCTTGAGCGGGTACCTCTCCGCATCGCTCAAGGACGTACTGAGCATGAACTGGAGCTGGAACCCGGAGCGACCCCATGAGAGCGAACGCTCCTGGAGGTCCTCCTTGGTGAACCTCTTGGGGTCCGTGGGTTCGCCGACGATCTCGGGCTTCCACTCGTCCGTGATGGACGGGGCGAGCCTTCCCCCGTAGGAGGAGAGGTCCGGCTCCGCGGGATAGAGCGCGGGCCACACCCGGCATTCGTAGCCGCGCTCGTTCAGGACGTGGTAGATCGACTCCTCGGTCTGGGGGGTCCCGAGGAAGATCACCCTGCCCCCCGGCTTGATGATGGCATCCACTTCCCTGATGCGCTCCTGCAACTGCTCGCGCATGGTGGTGGTGGCCGAGTTGTTGCTCACCTCGACGTCGTCGAGGATCACCCAGTCGGCGCGGCTTCCCGTGAGCTGTCCCGTGATGCCGAGGCTCTTGACGCTCGGGGCATGGCTCGGGGGGGCCGGGGCCACGTCGAAGGCAATCGAGGAGTTCCT